ATCCATTCCTAGGCACCATTTTATTTAATAAGATTTTATAAAATTTGAAAAGCTCTAAAAATCATAAGTTTTAAAAGCTAAAAGCTTAATAAAGTTTTATAAATATCTATAAAATATAAAAATTACAACAGACAAAAAACAGACAAAGTTAAAAGAGATTCAATTAAGAATCTCTTATTTTTTTTACAAGTTATTCAGTTTATCCAAAACTTCTAATTTCTTCTCTTTCATTACATGCGTATAGATATCCATTGTAGTCGCAATGTCCCCATGTCCTAGCAAGACTTGAACTGTTTTAATTGGGATATCCATCTCAAATAATCTCGTAGCATAACTATGCCTTATCGAGTGAAAACTCCTATGTGGAATATTAAGTTTTTTACATATAGAAGCTATCCTTCTCTGAGGCTTTTTTGGCTCAATAGGTTTACCAAGATTAGAAAAAATCAGTTGGCCTTGGCGTGGGATATCTTTTAGCAGCTCCTGGACCTTATCTGGTAACGGGATTTCTCTAGCACTGTTTTTAGTTTTCAATTCCTTAAAGGTATAGGTTAATTTCCTGTCATCTACCTTATCCACATCTACATTTCTTCTATACTGTCTAGTAATCTTAACCATATTATCCTTAATATCGCTCCATTGTAGTCCTAAAACCTCTCCTAGCCTTAGTCCTGTGTAAAATGTAAAGTAAATTAAGCAGTCAACGATATCTCTTTTGTCTAAAGTTTTAAGAACCATTTCCTGTTCTTGCTTAGAGAACACATTTATATTTTCTTTTTTAGTTATTTTCTGTAATGTTACCCCAGGACAAAAATCTTTCATCATAATTCCTTGTATAATAGCAAACTTTATACAAGAGTGGATTTGGATATAAGTCTTTTTAATTGTATTAGCAGTAAAATCTTTTTGCAACTCATTGAAGTATTGCTGCAAGTCCTTTAAAGTTATCTGATTAGCCTTTTTTCTAGCAATAGAATAGTTCATTAATCTTAATCTATAACTTGCTTCATACTCATAAAAAGTATTGGGGCTAACTTCTATCTTTTTAAAATTAAAGATCCAGTCTTTAAAAAGTTCTCCAAAACTAATATCAGAATTGGATAGACTGTTAGTCTTAGCTTGGTATTTAGCAGTATTCATTTTATCCAATACTACTGACTTTTTATAACTACCAAAACTTTTTCTAATCTGTTTACCCTCACTATCCCATCCAACAGTAACATTAGCTTTATAGTAAGGTTTACCATTTCTTATAACAGTAGAGATAGTACCTTCTCCATTAGCTTTTCTACCTGCCATACAAAATCACACTCCTTTCAAATTGCATAAATAACAAGAGTGTGTTATAATTTGTATAGGTGAACAAAAAAGAGGACACACTCTTTTTAACCCCTTTAGAGTTACGAACTCGAGAGGGGTATTTTTTTTATTAATTATTTCCTAATTTTTCTCTAATCTTATTAATAGTCTTTTTTCCTGCAACTCCATCTGCAGTAAGTCCATTATCTCTTTGAAACTCAGCAATAGCATTTTTACCAATATAACCAAGAGTAGCTAAGTTCTTTTTAATTTCTGCTTTAGACATTGTTTTATTATTACTTTTTGTAGATTTTGGGCTTTCATAAGGACACACACCATTTGGGTGGTCATGAGCAGGGTATCCGTGATGATAATGATATGTTCCATTTTTTCTATCATAATGCCCTCCATTTGCATCAGTTCTCCCTGGATGTGAAAAAGCTAATAAACTAACCAAAATGAATAATGTAAATAACTTGTTTTTCATAAAAACTCTCCTTTTTTATATTAAAGTAAGATAGATCCATTATAGATCTATCATTACTTTTACAACTTTTCCATATTCTTTAAAATCATCATATTCATTCACTAACTTATCGTCATAAGCTAAATTAAATGAATGTAGAATTAATCTGTCTTTTACTACTTTTTTTTGTTTAACAAAATTTTCATCATTTAGATTAAATGCACCTATTTCTCCACTTTCAATTTGTATATCCTTTTTTATTATGATAGTAGAGCCATTTGGTATTTTAGGCTCCATACTGTCACCTTCAACTTTTACAGCAAAATATGTTGTTCCATTTTTCTTTAATCCAAAAACTGGAATCATTTCTATAAATTCAGAATTACTAGCTCCATATCCTGCTGAAATACTCTCATATAAAGGTATCATTATATAGTCAGTATTTACAGTATCTATATTCAAATTTGATTTTTCTTGTGAACTATAATTTTTGTTTGATAATAATTTATCAGCTTCTAAACCTAGAACATCACATATTATTTGAAATTTATCAATAGGCATATTAGTTTCCATTGTTTCATATCTTTGTAGTGTAGAAGAACTTATTCCAGTTTTCGAAGATAAATCTCTCAAAGATAAATTTAATTCATCTCTCTTATTTTTTATAATTTTTACTATATCTTTTATTTCATAAGGCATTTTACTACCTCCTTATATAAATTTTATAATTAATTATATAATTAATTTTTCATATTTGCAACAAAATTTTAAAAAAAATAAAAAAAAGTTTCAAAAATGGGTTGACAAAATAAAAGTTATAGTTTATACTTGTTTCATATAAGGGACAAGATGGAGGTGATAATTTGGATATATTAAAATTAAAAGGGAAAATTGCTGAAAAAGGAAAAACACAGATAGATCTAGCTAAAAAGCTTAATTTATCGGTTCAATCTTTTAATGCAAAGTTAAATGGAAGAGCAAAATTTGATATTGATGAAGCTAAAAAATTGATAGAAATCTTAGAAATTGAAAATGTTAAAGAAATTTTTTTTAGTTAATTAGTCCCAAATATGAAACAAAAAAAGAAAGGAGTAAAAACACATGTATATAAAAGACCGTGAAAAGATTGAAAAACTATTATCTAATTTAGTTAATGAAATGATTAATCAAGAATTAATTGAAGCTGATAAAAAAGAAGTAAAAAGCAATTTTAAAAATGCTAGGGAGTATGAAATTGAGCAAATGCTTGAAAAGATTGAAGACGACTATATTAATTATATAAGAAAAAGCTTTTAAATGAGGTGGGAAAAATGAGAAAACTAGAAAATATATTTGGAATTTTCAGGCACAAAGCTAGTAGACCGATTGCTTTTAAAGAGCTATTCGGGATTAATCAGCTTAGTGCTTGTGACAGAGACGGAAGCTGGGACAGTTATGACTTTGTCGGAACTATAGATGAAGTCAATGAGTACGAAAAAACTTGGTGTTCTCAAGGATCTAATGGTTTTGGATTCTTGGGAATTGAAGCTGTAAAAGGCTTTAAGGGGCAATTTAGTTACTGTGGGAAATAGGGGGAGATTATGCTAAGTAATAAGATTTTAGATAAGTATTGGGGTAGAAATGAATTAAAAGGACTAAGCTTAAAAAGAACTCTGGCTATTATTCAAATTTTAGAGTTATGGGAGGGAGAAAATGACTAGAAGCGAAATAGCAGCAAGAGAACTTTTAAAAGAAAGTAAAAAAGCAACTCCTTATGACGTTGTGAAGTATAAAGTTGTGTGGTTAATTAAAGTCATTTTTGGGGCGTACATGAAGTACGTAGAGTTGTATGACTTTGAAGGGCTTATATGGGAGGAAGGTGCAGAATGAAAATAGTAAAAGGAAAGCTATCTGTAAAAGAAATTATGTTTAAAAATCACAGAATAGTTATAACTTTTAACAATATAACTAATGAGTATCTAGGATATGTAGTTATGAATAAAGGAGATGACATCTGTCGGGTTTTGATAACTCCTGAAATAAAACATTTCATAGATGCCGACGGCAATGAGATTATAAGTTTTAAATCTGATGATGTTAGATGCAACAATTTTACATACTACGAAAATGCTCTAATGGATATCATTGCTCAGCTGGTAGCAAAAATTAATTAGAAAGGAGAGATTAATATGAGCGAAAAGATGATGTTAACAATGCCAGAAGCATCAAAATTAACTGGCATAGGATTACAAAAATTAAAACAGATTGCTAGAGAATATGCCGATTTTCCTTACATAAAAATTGGTGTCAAGCACTTAGTAATTAAAGAAAAACTTCCTGATTGGTTTGATAAACACAAGGGAGAAGATTTATGAAGAAACTAGCAATAGTATTAGCAAGTATATTAGTTATATATAAAAGAAAAACATCTGTAGTAAGTGACCAAACAAATACAGATGTCTCAAGAAAAAATATTTAGGTAACATATTTCACTTAAATTATACATTAAAAAATTTAAGATTTCAAGGAGAAGAAATGAATATAAATGATTACAATTCTAAAAACACGGGAAAGCAAGTTCTAGTTTTGGGAGAAGACGATATAAAAGTTTTAAATCATTTTGCTAGTATTGCTAAAAGTGGAGAACTTAAAGGATTGATAGTTGCTGGAAAGTATGTTGGATTTACTGATACTTATAGACTTGCATCGATTAAAGATACTCATGAAGATTTACCTGGAACCAATACAGGTAATGCTCTTATGTATGATGTGCTAGATGTGTTGAAAAAAGCTAAATCTTTAGCAGTACTTAAAGATGGGAAACTTGCAATTCAAGTAGGTGTTGAAGTAACAGAATATGAGCCTATGAAAGATGTGAAAGTTCCAAATATTGCTACAGTTAGAGAAGGATTAGATTATGAAACTTATACTGAAGCATTTCCATCAATTAATTTTGCTGAAAATGTAGTTTGGAAGATGTTAAAAACTCCAGCTGGACAAGAGTGTTACAAAAAATACTTTAAGTTTGAAAATGGAAAAGTAATAGTTGAAGCTTATCCAAACGAAAACTCTAAGTTAGTTTTAGAAATATTAGAGCTAGAGAAAGATAGAACAAGTTTAGTAACTGATTTAGACTGTAAATACTTAGATTTGTGGTTTAAATGGACTAAAAATAGTAAGTTTGATTTAGCATTAGGAAAAAATAGTAACTGTGCTGTTAAGTTTAGTAAAAATAAGGTTGACTATATTGTTATGCCTTTATCGATGATGAAATAAGGAGTTGGTTAAATGTTCTTAATAGACGGAAATTATTTTGAATTGGTTTTAGAAGACGGAGATATTGCTGTTCTGTCAAATATTATGACGGGTGAGTCTCTGACTATGGATATTAAAGAACTTTGGAATTATGCAGTTTAAGGAGGTGTTCAGTATGCTGGAAAATAAAAAGTCTGTTGCGACTACCACATCATCAACAGACAACAAACCAATTTTTGATTATATATTACAACAAATTAATAAAAAATGCAAATAGGAGGATATAAAAATGGTAAAAGTAGAATTTACAGGAAGTGTGGAAGAAGTTAAAAAGGAAATAAGAGAGTTCATAGAAGCTAGCTGTACTGAGGTATTAATCAGTACACAAAAAGCTATTGGTGAAGCTTTAGACAATGCTAAATCTAAAACAGAAGAGAAAAAAGAAGCTGTTAAAAAGGTAGAGGAAGCTCCTGCTCAAAAACTACCAATAGCACCAGCTAAAAAAGAAGAAGCACCTGTAGCTGTAGCAACTCCTTTACCTACTAAGACAGCTGAGTATACTGCAGATGATTTACAAAGAATAGCAGCTGCTTGGATAGCGAAAGACATTGAAAATAACAGAAAAACTATGAAAGATTTGTTAGGTAAATTTGGAGTTAAAGCTATAACTGTTCTGCCTCAAGAAAGTTATGGAGCTTTTGTTCAAGAACTTAAAAATTTAGGAGTTGATATTTAATGGCACATGCACTATTAGGACCTTCTAGTGCATCAAGGTGGATGGCTTGTCCACCTTCTGTAAGACTCTGTGAGCAATTTGAAGATGTAGAGAGTGAATATGCAAAAGAAGGAAGCCTAGCACATGAGATAGCTGAATTAAAAGTGAAAAAGTTAATAGATCCTGGTTTAACTTCTAGAAAATTTACATCAGCTATGAAGAAGTTAAAAGAAAAAGAGTTGTACCAGGAAGAAATGCAAGGTTATACAGATGAGTATGTAGAGTTTATTCAAGAACAGATGTACTCTTACCCAACTACTCCTCACATATCTGTGGAACAGAAAGTAGATTTCTCACAATATGTTCCTGGTGGGTTTGGTACTGCTGACTGTATCTTAATCTCTAATGATACTTTACATGTTATAGATTTTAAATATGGAAAAGGTGTTCCTGTAAGTGTTGAAAATAATGCTCAGTTACTTCTGTATGCATTAGGAGCATATCTCGCTTATGAAATGATATTCCCTATAGAGCACATTAAAATGTCAATCGTACAGCCAAGATTAACAGGCACAGACACTTGGGAATGTAGTCTCGATTATTTACTAACCTTTGCTAAGAAAGCTCAAGAAAAGGCTGTAATGGCTTTAAATGGCGAGGGTGATTTTGAGTGTGGAGAACACTGTAAATTTTGTAAAGCTAAAGCTACCTGTAAAGCAAGAGCTAATGCTAATTTAGAACTAGCAAAGTACGAGTTTAAGTCTGTAGACCTATTAACTTTAGAAGAAATTGGAAAAATACTGCAAAAAGCACATGATTTAGATACCTGGGTAAAAGAAATAGAAAAATATGCTCTAGCAGAAAGTTTAAAAGGAAATAATGTTCCTGGCTGGAAGGCAGTTAATGGCAAAGGTAGTAGAAGTTTTAAAAATACAGATGACGCTATAAAAGTACTTAAAGAAAATGGAATTGCAGAAGAACTTTTATATGAAAGAAAGTACTTAACATTAGCTCAGATGGAAAAAGTAATAGGTAAAAAAGATTTTAATAATCTAGTTGGAAATTTAATAGTTATGAATGTAGGGAAGCCAACTCTTGTAGAAGCTTCAGATAAAAGAGAAGCTATAACAAACAAGATAAAGGCGGAGGATGAATTTAGTGCAGTTGATGATATTAATAATTTATAAAATAGAGGAGAAGTGATTTTTTATGGCAAATGATACTAGAGTAATGACAGGGAAAGTAAGATTAAGTTATGTACATTTATTTAAACCTTATGCAGCAGAAAAAGGGCAAGAAGAAAAGTACAGTTGTACAATTCTAGTTCCAAAGACTGATGTACAAACTAAAATGAAACTAGATGCTGCAATAAATGCAGCAATAGAAAAAGGAATTAGCAGTGTGTGGAATGGAGTTAAACCTCCAAAACCAACTATCCCTATATATGATGGAGACGGAGTGAGACCATCAGATGGTCAAGAGTTTGGACCCGAATGTAAAGGGCACTGGGTATTTACAGCAAGTGCAAAGATTGATTACCAACCTGGAATAGTTGATGTAAGAGCTCAACCAATTCTTAATCAATCAGAAGTTTATTCAGGAATTTATGCGAGAGTATCAGTGAACTTTTTCCCTTATGCTGTAAGTGGTAAGAAAGGAATAGGTTGTGGTCTAGGTAATGTACAAAAGCTAATGGATGGAGAGCCTTTATCAGCTGTAGGAATTAAAGCAGAAAATGAATTTGATGAGGTTGAAATAGATCCAGTTACAGGAGAACCAATTCTATAAAAAAACTTATAAGAAGGGCAGTTTTAATACTGCCTTTCAATTTCA